TTGCAGTTGTTAAAATCTCAGTTTGAGTTGTTCCACCAACAAATGCAGGAGGAACAATATTAGGGTCATTCCCTATGTAAACTCTTTGTTCGTCAGTTGCAAAGCCTATCTCCCCAATGTCAAGCTGTGGAAGATCGGCATTTGAACCGGTTCTATGAATAATTTTGGAAATCTGTACTATAGCCATAAGTATAATCTTTTCTTGATTATACTATTTATCAGCTATTATAGGAACTGCTTATAGTATTGTTCGCAGCGTTGGAACCACTTATCTACGTAAGTGTCAAACTCATTTCCCTCAAGAATAAACTCCAAATATTGATTATCTGCGGTACACATGAAAATGACGCCTTTTCTTATATTTGTGCCATATACTTCGTTATGTGCTGTAGCATAAGCTGCTGATTGTATGAAATAGTCATCAATCCATTCACGTTTCTTGACTTTATTACTTTGCTTGTGGTCCATAATAGCTTCACTACCGTCATGTATACCGCACAAATCTGTAGTACCAGCGTAGACTTTAGGATAATATAATGGAACTTCTACACCCCATGCTTCATTAACTTTACACAATCCCTTCTCTATAATACTTTTAGCCATGTTATGACTTTGTATACTATATGGATTACTACCTGGATCTTTGAGTATGCCCTCTTTTATATAATCCTCTATGAATTTGTGCATTCGTGTACCACGACCTGCTGCTTCAGTAGTGATTTCCTGAGCACGTTTATGTCCTACTCTATTACGCCACTCATTTAATGCTTTTTTAGATTCTTCAGATTTAGTTGCATCAAGTATCGTTGTTACACTTGGTAGCTTTTCTCCGTCAGGGGTTGCATAAAGTCTTTTACCTTCTACACTTTCTTTGCCGAATTTATGATATTGGAATTTATTTGGAATGTACATAAAAAAAATTGTACTATATTTTTCAACATAGTACAATAGTTTTTGGTTATAATTTTTTGGCTTGTTTAGACGCCATTTGTTTTAACGTCTTTTCATGATCTGGTGTCTGGCCCAGTTCTGGTTTTGCTACTTCTTTTTCTTCTTGTCCTTTAAAGATTACCTGATCATCATTGACATTATGTATAATGTTTACTAAAGGTTCTTTTTTGACAATATCAAACAAATCTTTTTTATCTATAACAATATCGTTTGCTTTTAGAAAATTTAAAAATTCATCTGTACTTTGAGTTTGCCCTGTCTGTACAATACGGTCTTTAAGTTGATTAGCCACAGCCATCAACTTTACACGTAAAGGATCATCGTCGGCAAACTCAAATAGTCTCATATTAGCGAGTTGAACGACCTACACCTGCAACAGGTGAAGTCTCATCAGGTTCCTCAGGTAAGTCAGGCATTTCTTCATCAGGTTGTTCTCCACCTAATTCTTCCATATCACCGCCTACTTCGATATCATCTTCAGCTCCCATGTCCATACCGCCCATGTCCATACCACCTGCCATTTCACCACCCTGACCTGTGATACTATTCAATGATGACTGTAGTGTACCCTTGCTTTGTGTAAGTGCAGCCTGCAATGAAGCTAGGGCTTCGCTAACTGAAGCATTAAACTGCTCACCTTCATTTGTACCGACTTCGCTGTTTACCCCATCGACAACTGCTGGTAGTTCTTTAACTAACATATCAGAAACTTGTTCAACCATTTTCTGTAATGCATCTACCATTTCTTGAGCAGCTAAAATCACTTGCGATTTTTCTACTTCTTCGTTTTCTAAAACGATGCGTGTATTATAAAGCGGAAGAGCCTTTAGATCACCATAGTGATGCTGAAGTGCTTGTTCCATAAAGACCAACTTAAGATAAGCTGGATTCTTTTCTGTGTTAATCCCATTAGAACTCTGACGCATTTCTGACATAAGTTTATTAACCTTACGCATCATACGCTCAGTGTCGTATAAACTCATATTGTCAAGTCTCATGTCCGTGTTGAAATGCTCTCTTAGTGCTTTCTTCGCAGAAATAATAGGTTTAGCATTAAATTCAGTAAGTTTCATAGTTTGTTCCCAAAGTTACATATTATATATTTATCACAGGGCTAATTATTTTTTAGCCTGCTCAAATTGCCTAAACTGCCAAAATTTGACTTCCCTAGCATAGTTTGAAAGTTGTTTTAAAATGTGCTTTTTCTTAGTCTTATCTTCTTGTAATTTAGCTTGATATAAGACCTTGTTCTCATTGTTTTTAGTTTTCTGAATAAGGGCTGAATGCAAGTCAAAATTTGCCATAGTCCCCTCCAAAAGTCTATCTAAACTTAGCACACTTTTTGCTTCTTGAATCTTGTTACGTTTATCTAATGTAGCGTAAATAATCGCATTGCGCAGGGAGAAAAAGTCTAAATCCATGTATGTATCAAAGTGAGTCAATTTATACATGTTTTTCCGTTTACAAATATGGTACTGATTAAACAATACATATCCTTCCCCATCTTCAATTATGACAATTCCTGATAACCCGCTTAATTCATCTTTACTTAGTAACCTTTTAAGAAGATGATACATATTAAGTTCTTCTTCATCATTCATCTGAAATCACCTCAAAGTATATATTTCTAAGTTCAGGACTTGTATCCAAAAATGACGGTAGCTTATCCCAATCAGACTCTAGTTTTATCATTGGAACACCATCACAGTCTTGGTATAATGCACCAAATAAACTATACCCGTCACCAAACACTTCTTTATGAGTAACTGAAAAACTGAAGGAACAACATTTTTGCTCGCCTTCATTTTCGTACAAAAAGCCAAAGTTTTGAAAGTCTTTTAAATTTATGATTGATTTTTCTACTATAGAAATTTGTTCTGGTTGACTTCTTAATGAGATTACTTGAATTATAGTGTCAAAGTTGATTTGTCTATTTCTGTTTATATGCCATTGTTTGACTTTATCTTCTTCTAAATTAGCAGGAGGATTACGTTTTGAAACCCCCGTAAAAGATACATCAAACAAAGTATAACACTTCAAAATAGTCATACTTTATTTATGATGCATGAATTAGACTTTTAAAAAGGTTTACTTTGGTATTTGAGTAACACCATTAGCTGCTACTAAAATTTTATATAAAGCCATCCACTCTAGATACCACAATGCCCCAACTGTTATGTTTGTTCTTGCTGTTGTTGAAGTTTGAACAAGATTTTTTGGCAACGTTATAACTTTACTTACGTTGGCTGTTGCTACTTGAATTGGTTTTTGCGTGATCCATTCGTCTCCTCTTATTACACTAGCTTTGGCATCAGCAGTTGAAAATCTTGCCCAAACATATGCTTTTATAATTTGATTTAATGCATCAACTATCCTTTTGCTTTCTGCCGTGTATGCTTGATTAAGTTTTAAAATTCCTGTTCTATCTTTTGGATCAATGGCTCCGGTGGGAAGAAATTTCAAGCCACTTACTCTTTTAAGCATTTCATCAGCTTTAGCTCTTACTATAAAAGGTAAATTTTCTAATTGTATTGGGCCGCTACCAAAACCACCGTATTTTGTTGTAAAAATCTCTGCATCAGTTAAACCATATGGATCTGTAAATTTAGTTAACGGGCTTGTTACAGGCGCTTCCTTTTTTTCGTGACTCATGTTTAACTTCCTTAAAATATAGAGATATTTATCTAGCCAATAAAAAACCCGAGTTGCCTCGGGTTTTTATAATCAAGTTAAAATTAACCTGTGAATGTTGCTGTAGCTGTAATAGTTACTGCCTCACCAAGAACTTGAGTTAATTGATAGTCAAGAGTTTGGTTAGTACTTGAACCTGCTGCTGTAACATCACCCCATGCACCTGTTGGGTAGAATGCAACTGCTAATGTGTCATTTGTATCAGTTGTGAACTCATACATATAAACAGTAGCTAATTGCTGAATGGTGTTGATTGTGTTTAAGATTTGTGTACCAGTTGTACTTGAACCTGTAAATGTAATGGTTGCAAAGTCAAGCTTTGGACCCATTGGATTTACTGTTGCGCCTGATGTGATTGCGTTTAGAGCACCTGTTGTGTACTCTCTTGCGTCCATGTTTAATACTGGTTGAAAATCACCGTGTACTTTTGTTACTTGTGCCATTTTAGTATTCCTTCTAAATAGTTTGAACCCTATAGGTTCTAAATGTATTTATTCCTGGTAATAAAAAATGCTGGTTTTGGTTAGCCTCTGGCGGCTAAATTTTGACGACTAAAGCCCAATCTATCTACGAACTTGAATCCATGACTTACGAATCCTTCTTGAGTTTGAGTTCCGTCTTGTAGATAGCCCTTAACTGGACTTTGTTTGCTGGCTGCATCTAATTGCTTTACTACATTCATTTTTGCTTTATAAATCTCAGACCAAATTAAGAACGCTCCTGCAAGTCCTTGTTTGTTTTGTTGTAAATGTTCAAGTATCTTTACTTTAACTTGGTCGCTCATTGGACGAGTCCTTACAAACTCTATAAAATCACGAACCAAATTATTGAGATTTCCTGATACGATTTTTTTATTGATGAATACTGTAAACAAGTTACTATTGAATACAGATTTTGTCCCAGCTGGAGCAACTAATAATTGATCTACTAAACGTCCATAATTCTGAACAGCTTGACTAGCATTTTTAAGTTGTGCTTCTGGTAGTTTTAAGTTAGGTGTTGTTGGCATTTTGCTAGGAACTATAGCAACGTTACTTGTATTCTTTAGTCTCCCTATGTTGCCCTGTAAACTTACAGCCTGATCAGTAGTTTCAGCATCAGCAGGTATGAATTGATGTACTGCTATACCTGCTGCTTTATTTCCTAAAAGTTTTCCTATTTCACTGTCAGCATCTACTGTGTAAGTTATACCATTAGGGTTAGCTCTAAACGTATACATTCCATTTTTCTGCTGTAATGGTTGACTGAATAGTAAATCTCCCCAATAGTAACCTAAACTTTGATCCTCTTGTTCTAGACCTCTCCAAATACTATTAATGATAGGGTAAAGACCTGCACGATCAACCCCTCTGTTTAAATCATATTGCTGAAACTCTTTAGGGCTATAGTTAGTTCTACCAGAACCATCTTTTTTAT